GCCATCTACCTTCTCAATGGAGAAAATATTTGCAAACTGATTTGCTGGGTTGTCAACTAGTGAAAGCTCTGTAAGGTCATAGTCCTTAATAATTCTGACGGTCTTGTCCATCTTTGCATCATAGCCGTCATCCCACTTGTTCATCTTTCCACCAATGGAAAAACCAGAAAGGGTTCCATCTAGAACCTTTTCCCAAGTGCTCTGTGCACCCTTAGAGATATATGCAGAAACATATACTCCAGAATAAAACTTCTTTGACTCTGGGTCAAAGTACTTGTCTTCCTTGAAAGATACCATCTTGCCTACTGCTGTTGGCTGGTGCATTTCACGGATGTTACCACGGAATTTCTTAAATGCCTTTATACTAGCATCTGTAGTAACAATGTCTGCCTGCTTGTCAATGTTATCAAGTGTGGCAAATCCTGAGACGATACGTCTCTCTGCGTCTACCTTAGAAAAGGGCATTGAGAGACGGACGTTGTCCCCCTCCATATCCCACTGTGCCTTTGATATAGTCATACTATTCTAATTATAGAACCCTTTTGTAGAAATGTTACAAAATTGCAACAATTTTTACTCTGAGGCGTTCCCCTCTCCCTGTGCATTACGTCCAGATATAGTTGCAGGACCATCAGATTGATTATTAGCTCTCTCTGCATCACGCTGTCTGTTTTGTGCAGTGTTAGCTCTCATATCTGTTGCCTGACGTGAGGACATCTCAAAAGGCTCATCTCCATCATTACGCTGAGGGAGTCCAAGAACAGAACGTGCCTCATTTGGAACCATGATCTGAGTCTTGACATACCTTTCAAGAATCTGTGACTGAGCAATCTCGTCTGTCAGAGTTAGCTCATTAAACTTAAACTCTAGAATATCTGTTTCTTCACGAACAAGCTTATTGATCATCTTTTCTAGATTGCGTTGAGTTGGTCTAGATACCTGCTCTTTGAAGGTACGATCCTGAGCCAGAGCTGCAGCAATAGCTGCTGAGTCTCCTCCACCAATCTTTGATAGAGGAACCTGATGGGCAACCAGAATATCATCACGGTTTTGTCTACGATACTCCTTAAAGGATGCCTCTTGAACGCCATTTTCAATTGGCTCCATCTTAAACTCAACCTTGTTGGTGTCTGAATCGCCAGGAAGCGGAATATACAAAGTCCTGTGAGACTGACCCTTGAGGTTAGTTTGCAAGAACCTAAACAGCTTGTCTTCTGCATCAGAGGATAGCTTTGCACCCTTTAGAGTAACAATGTATCTTGGAGTTGCCTTGTTAGCAAAGTAGTCAATGTTGTACTGAGATGCTAGCTGGTCTCCGTGAAGAGAGCTGATGGCAGACATAATGTCTGGCACACCATAAAAAGTATTTAGTGGAGAGTATGCCTTGAAGTGGATAATCTCGTTTGGTCGTGGATCAGCGGTTACTGGGTTTACGTTCTTTGCCCCGAAATTTCTGAAGTAAACAACCTTCTGTCCAATAATCTGGACATATCCATCACGCAATCTACGAACACGCATTGTGGTTGAAGGAATGTGCCCAATGTATCCAATCTGACCAGCAACAGTTCTACCAACCTCCATGTATCCATTACCAGTAGCCTCTAGGTCTGTGGTAATTTTCTGCATAATGTGTGTGAAGGAGTCATCACTATTTAGGCTTTCTAGCCAGTCACGCATTTGAATTTTGGCTCTTTCAATACGAGAACGAGCACGATCTCTCTGAGCATCGTCCATCTCGTTTTCAAGACGCAGCATGGTTCTTTCTGAAATATGGAAGTCGTAGCCAAGACCTACAGTGTTTGCAACCTTTGCGTCAATTGCTGCGTGGTTTGCGAAAGATGTGTCGTAATAGTTTGCAAGCTCGTACAGGTTCCATGGAGGTGTAATAACGTCAAACATTCCATACCCGTTGTGGAAAACTTTTCCTGGGTTAATTTCCTTTGACTTCGCACCATCAATTCCAGTGTTTACTGCAAGAGCACTGTCCTGATACCCTGGGTCCATAGTGTCAACACCAGTAAAGGCTAGTGTGTCATATGCCTTTGCCATTCTCTCAGAACGACGCTTAAAATTCTTGTCCAGTCCAGAAAAAGACTTTAGCAAATCCCAAGACTTATTAAAAGGATCTTGAGACTTGAAGACATTTTCTACTGGCTGGAAGTCTGGGACTGAAGCACTGATAACTGGAATTTCGTATTCGTAATCAGACATTATTCATCCCCGTACATTTGGATAGTTTTCTTAGCAGCAGCAACAGCACCTAGGTCGTTAAGGTTTGGAATCAAACCCTGCTTCATGCGGTCTACTTGCTCGCTATATTCTTCATCTGTTACCCTGGAAACTCCAGGCATAAATTCGTACGAGCCATCTCCCTGACCAAGGGCAGTTGCTTCTCGTACTAGTTTGGCGATTTGAATCTGGTCACCCCTATGGGACGGAATGTTTAAAACGCTGCCATTTCCATCTGTGAAAGGCTTGCCGTTAGCCTTTTTCCAAAAATAGATACCCCAGTCGTACTGCTTGTCTAGGATTGTGATCTTAGAGTCACCAATTTGACCAGGAAACTTAGCATTCATGAACAATAGTATACCATATTACAATGGTTTTGTGGTAGATGTTGACCATGAAATATCTGATATAGAGCTGAATTTTGTGCCACCAATATAGAAGACTGCACCATCATCTCCAATAATCTTGCTTGTTCCAGCATATGCATTATAGATATCTGTTGGATTAATGCCAGAATATCTTGTTGAGGCAACAACCAAAACGTCTTGCCACAGATAGGTTTCTCCAAACCTATTCAGAAGCTCACTCCAGAATGCCCAATCATTAGTTCCAGAAGCAATAGCATCCCATAACCTATATGATTGCCTTTCTACTTCTTGCAGACCACTTGATTCGTAGTATGAAATATTATTGACCAACAATGGACCAGTAAATCTAATTGCACCCACTGCGTTATCAAACACCATTGGGTTAGCAAATCTAATTCCAATAACGGCCCATTCATTTATTGTTATTACAGGATCTTTAACAATTTTTCCATTAATGTAGAATGCTATACCGTCATAAGATGCCCCAGTTTTTGCGTTAACTGCGTAGAGCAGTGCCCTCTTTCTAGAAGAGTCTACAGGCCTCATATATACCTTTATGTACTGGTTTTCGGACTGTAGCTCAAACACCTTCACTTCGCCAGCTGGGAATTTATCAGATCCATAGTAAACAAACATTTGAGCTGCCATAACCCTATACGACTCAGCGAACTTATCGTTAATTGGAATCAAGAATCCACGGCTGATGAGTGGGTCATAGTCTCCAAGTTTCTGTAATCCAGTCTTCTTTGTCAAATACAGGTGTGGTGTGCTGCCCTTATAAATTCTGTATGGGTTTCTTGACTTATACTCAAATAGTGAAGCATACTTTTGATAAGGATATACCGACACGTTAAACTTTGTGCCAATTGGGTTTGCAGTATCTGAGTTAAAAGCTTGTGAGGAGTATTCCATTTTCTTAATATTTACAACATCCTGGATTGCATTTGATGCCTGCAGCTCAATGTGTGTAACTATTGCAAGACTATTTATTGGAAGATCTTTTGGTGGGTATATTACAGTTCCGTCTACAAGCTCATAGGCTGTATCCATCCAGCTAGAATCTTCAATACTGATTACATTATTTTCTGGTGCTTCAAGAATATTTGTGAAGGCTTCTAGGCTATTTGTTGCACCCTCAGCCAATAGCTGAAAACTTACGTAAGTCTTAACAATGGCATTTGATGTATCATATGATGTTCCATTATATACTGGAATAACTGGATAGTCAATGTTGAACTGAATAAGGTCTAGGTCAATATATGGTTCACCAAAAATATTTGTAACATACTGAGCAAAATATGAGAGTGGCAAGTAGTCTTGCCAGTAGGAGTCAGAAGCTACGTCAATTGAGTAGCTGTTGTATCTGATGGAAGATCTTAGGGTATATGTAGCAATATGTCCATAAATCAACTCTGTATCAAATGACTCAGGAGTTCCACCATCCAATGAGTATACCCAAAGAATTGTACTTGGAGAACCAGAGTCAATATCTCCTAGATTTAAAATGTTAAATGCATCAAGTATTTTGTTTAGGTTTCTTTGTGTACATATTCCAACCTTATAAATTTTTCCAAGGAACATATTGTTAAAGGTACCGTCGCCTGCAATAAGCATTGAAAATTGATTAGACTTAGACAAAAATGCCTGAACATCTCCGCCAAACTCAAGGGCTAGTTCATCAAACGACATTCCAACAAACATCTTTTCGTTTACTACCACTCCACCCTGCTCAGCAAACAAAGTCTCAGTTCCTCTTGTTTTTATGTAGCACTTGATTGTGTCAGAGACTATCGCAAATCTAATGTAGTCACCACTTAGTTTGTCTATCACCTTAATAAGGTTTTGCTCTGAAGTTGGAAAGCTACTAAGTTCTACAATTGTGTAGATACCCTTTGTTGGTTGATTCGTAACAGTCAAATTATTAAATCTAATAAATCCAGGCGTATCTGAGAATGTGAAAAACTCTGATGTATTTGAAGACTGATCCTCAAACCAAGTGTCGTAATCAGAATCTGAGAATACAAACTCAGGTAGTTCATATTTTGGTGAGGACAGTGTATTGTTTTGGGTATTTACGTTTTCTGAAATACCCTGACCCCATTTACCAATATCTGGGTATTGATAATTATTTGTATAGTCAGCAACTGAGTAATCAACAAATGCTGTTACTGCACCAAAAGACTTGTTAACGTTGTCTGGAGACTCTACAGCTTGACCATATCCAAATCTTCTTTTTGCAACCACGGCTGGCACAAGATATGAATAAACTGCAGGGCATTCAATCTCTACAACTGGAACATCTGGATATGCAAAGATTCCCCACTGATCTGAGTACCTTACAGATGAAAATACTAGCTCTGAAGTCTTGAATGATATAGAAAGAACCTGCTCTCCATTTACCAACAAGCTAGCAGAGTCAATTCCAATTCTAATATCTATAAGCATTGGTCGATACCATTCACCAACAAAGTGAGAGCCTACGTTACCACCAATATTTAGCTTTAGGAATGGGCCATCTACATAAAGTCCATCAGCAGAAAACATAGGCCCCAAGATCTTTCTTGACACATATGATCTATTGTCAACCCTTAGCCATGCTTCAAATGTATAGACATTGTATCTACCAGCATTGGTTAACATTCCAAGACTTGGGAACATTACCGATGGGTATGCCATGCTAGCTATTGGAGTAACTCCTGTTGGTGGGTTTGTAAAAACAATGTTTCCAGGATTTGCAGTGACCTTTGTTAAGCCAGATGATCCGTATACCATTGGAAGCGAAGTATTTTTTGCAAGCAGCCTATTGTTTGAAACAATATACTTTGCATCATTTGTACCCATACCATATTGATATGCAGGAATGTATGCCTCTGCCATAAGGGTTGATGGATCTAGCTGATTGCCAGCTTCGTTTTTAAAGTAATTATTTTGGTCAATCAAAACGCCTAACGATGTTGCAGAAAACTCTTCAGACCATTGTCCAACAGTAAGTCCAGTAACAACATAAGAGTATCCATCTGTAGGATCTGTGCCACCAATCGCTTCTTGATCAGTATAACTAAATGAAAGGAATGGCCTGAGCTCTGAGCCATCGAACGGTAGGTCAAAAGTGGCTGAGTACATAGACCATTCGTTTGGAATTGGAGCACTAAAACTTTGTGATGCACCAAACTCTATATCTTCTGGATCTGTTCCTGTTACCTTGTAGTAGCCAATCTCTACACCAGTAGTAGATGAATGTAGTGCTTTGGTGTAAAAACTTATAGTGACAGTTTGCATTTCTGGACTAAAAGCAGAGTTTGCAATGCTTAAATCTGGTGCCAAAGACATCTTTTGATTTATGACTGCTGTGCCAATTCTGGTTGCCTCAATCTTATTTGCCGTTAGGTCTGGAAATGGATTACCAACAAGTTCTTCTGAAGACGGGGTAGAAGTTTCAAAATCTGTACTAGACAGATCAGTCACTTCCCAAGATGACATATCACGATAAGTATTAGTTATCTTGGAAAGGTAGTCTACTTTTTCATCTAGTGACCATAATGCTAGTGGATGCTCAGCAAAGATCTTCTCAGCATATAGGTTAGACGGATTAGGCATAGGTTTATTTTACCACAATAAAGGTTTGTGAAAATGTTTAAATTAGCCTACCCAGCTAATTACAGCAAAAGCTCCAGTACCAGAACCAACAGTAATTGAGTATCCAGTTCCAGGAACCGTATCTGCAAAAAATGTTATAGTGGCTGGGCCAGTTCCAGTTGTGCTGTCATGTTGTGCCTGGGTGCTTATGCCAATGCCTTGACCACTAGAATCTCCTCCAACTCCGCCAACAGCAGAAACTGAAAATGCAGAAGTTGTTCCTCCAGCTGTTCCTGAGTTAGTTCCATTGTCGCTACTATAACGGAATGAGGCATGAGTTCCATTACCTCCACGCAGCTGAACGTGTGCATAGGTTACACCTGCTGGTGCTGTCCATGTACCAGAAGTAGTAAATACCTGGCTTTTATTAAGTCCACCAGACAAACTTTTAAAACTAATAGGCATTATCCCATCCTCCAACCATAAGTGGATCCAGTCCACACAAATACTGCAGCAACACCATTAACATTTAGCAAAGCCGAGTCTAAAACTCCATTAATTTTGTTGGAGTTGTTTGATACTGAAATATTATTTGTGCCAGCACTTCCAGTTGCATCAAAAATCTGGATCTCGTCCCCTAAAGATGGTGAGGCTGGCAAGGTTAATGTTCTGGCAGCAGAAGTATCTACAAAATACTTGTTAGATGCAGCAAGAGTAATATTTGAAGATACTGCTGTTGCAGCAAACAATCCTAGTGGTCCAGTTGGTCCAGTGCTTCCAGTTGGTCCAGTTGGCCCTGTAGCACCAATTGGGCCTGTTGGTCCAGTAGGCCCTACTGCTCCAGTTGGTCCTGTTGGGCCAGTGGCACCAGCAGCAGCAAACAGCTCCCAATCTCCACCAGGTGGAACAAATCCATTTACGTTTGAACCAATTGCATACATATT